TTCTTCTTCAGTTACTTCTTCTTCAGTTACTTCTTCTGCTACTGGAACAGCAGGCAAATCGCTTACATCAAAAGATGTTCCTGCAGGAAGTAATTCATCTGCTACAGTCTCTTCTGAAACTTCTGCCTCATTACCGCAAGCAATCATTGTCAACATAGTAGCAATCACAACACCTTTAATCATAACATTCATATTTGTTTTCCTTTAAATGGTTAATTTTTTACTATTACGAAATAGTAAAACTACTTTACTACACTTATATATAATTGTCAAGCATTTTTATTCGTATTTTTTGGAGAAGATTTTGTTGTTGCTGTTTTTTTACCCCATTTCTTAACTCTCAATTCTAGCCTCTTTTGCACTTCATTAGGTGTCATCCAAAAATCTTTACCGTTAGAAATTTCTTTTATTTCTTCAGGTGAAAGAAAGTCTAAGTAAATAGAATCAAGTAAATGTTTACTCCACTTTTCTTCATGATTAACTTTATCTCTCATTTCATTACCTTTACCAAATGAAAATCCTGAATAATTGTGAAACATGAATATTGAGTGTTCTGATATCTCAAAAGAATCTGCAATTAAGAATAAGAAAGTGGCTGCTGACATGCAAGCACCTTCTACTGAAGCAATAACATGAGCATTTGATTCAGCAATTGATCTCATCAATTGTATGGCTGTCATAACATCCCCGCCATAGCAATTAATATGCAAATAAATTATATCTCTTTCTGCTGCTGAACGAATTATATGATTCCAAGCAACGTATTGACTAGGAGATTCTATGGTTTCATTTAAATAAAAATCATATACTACACCACTGGGGCGTGTAAATACTCCTTCCACCACAGGAAGAACTTCAAATTTTTGATCTTGATCGGTCACTTGTCTCATAATTTTCCTAAACAACGTTAAAATATCGAGTAACTGCTTTTATTTTTTCTATTTGTTTATCAATAATAAGTGTTCTATTCGGCCAATGGATATATTCTTTTTCTGGATTCTTTTGAAGATTGTACAATAAAGGCAATATAAGATTTTCTACTTGTGCTAATTTGTCAACTACATCTTGTTTTACTAATTCACGGTGTTCATTAATCATATCAGAATTATCAGAATTTAAAATAAGAAGTTCTAATCTTTCTAATTTATTTAGAATGGTTTCTAATTGTTCATCATCTACATGAGCAATTACATTAGTAGGAGTTGTATTGCTATTGCTTGTTGGTATTTCATCTACCGCAGTAAAACCAAAATCAAAATTATTGTCTGACATTAGGAGTTCCTTTTATTTATGTGATAGTTTTTTACTTTTTTATCTAATGACTTTAAAGCTCTTTGAATTTTTAAACTAGATGCTCTCATAGTAAAATTTTGTCCAAGCATATGATCATATTCATGCAATATCACTCTAGCAGAAACACCTTTAAACTCTTCAATAATTTCTTCACCCTTTTCATTCTGGTATCTTAATATGCAACCCATGGGCCTTTTTATCAATAACCAAAGCCCGGGATATGAAAGACAACCTTCTTTCATGACGGTTGTTTTATCTGATACTGAAAGTAAATCTGGATTAACAATAACCTTTTCGGGTATATTTGATGAACCGCCAATTACAAACATTCTTTTATTTAAACCAACTTGGTTTGCTGACAATCCTACACCACCAAGTCTTCTCATTGCTATAAAAAGTTGTTCACTTATTTCTTCTGCGTTTTCTTTTTCAAAATTAAAAATATCCGGTGGCATTTTCAATTTAGGATCTACAAAAGGCAATAACTTTAATTCTTCCATTATGACATCACCGAGTAATTATTTTTCTTTTCAAATTTAATTTGACTTCTAAACTTGTCAAACAGTTGATCACCTTTATGGCTTATTACAAAAACATTTGTATCTTCACCTATAGTATTTAGTAATGACATTACATAATCAGTTCCATTGACATCCAGTGAACTATCAAAAACTTCGTCCAACAGTAACAAATTAGTATTTGCACTGTTCTTCATCTTTGCTATTGTTCGCCAAGTAAAGATAAGTGCCAAATCAATTCTTTGCTTCTCACCTTCGCTAAATGATGCGTAACTAAACGTATCTCTGTGTCGTGACTTGATTGTTTCTTTAAATGTCTCGTCCAAATCAAACTGTACAAAAAAATCCATTGCTTGTAAATAATTATTTACCAGTTTATTTATCACAGGAAGATATTGTCTAATAATTTTGGTCTTGATACCAGAATCTTTTAACAAATGCTCTGCAATGTTTTGATACTCTTGTTGTTCTTTTAGTTCATTACGTACAGCATTTTTATCTAAAGCGTCTACGGCTATTTCTTTCAATTTTTTATTTTCTTTTTCAATGTCACCTATCTTGCTCTGTACATTATTTTTTTCTACTAAGAATCTTTGAAGTATAGTTTGATTCGTAATTATACTATTATTAACCTCTATAATTTTTTGATTTATTTCCAAGTACTGCTCATAAGTTTTATTTATTTCTTCCCACTTAACAGACAATTCTATTTGTGCTTTTTCTAATTCATCAATTCTGTCTAATTTTTCTTCAGACATACTAACTTTAAATTCATGGGATATTTCTTGTTTGCAAGTAGGGCAATCACTGTTGTTATGATAAAATTCTAATTCTATTTTAGATTCTTTAATTTTTCTTATAAATTCATTTCTAAGAGAATCCACTTTTTGTTTTTTAGATTCAATTGAACTCAGTGATTTTTTCTCTTCTACATTAGCAGTAACTATTGTTGTTAAACTTTCAATAGTTTTTTGAATACTACAAATCTCTTCTTCTATTTTAGAAATGCGTTCTTGTTTATCGGACTCTAGTGTCTTAATATATTGTTCTTGTAGTTTAGCTTTTTCTTTGATGAGAGTTAATTCTCCATCAATTAATTTTACCTTCTCTTTTAATTCTGTTATTTTATTTTTTAGTACTTCTTTCATTTTTGTAAAGATACTTATGTCTAAAATATCTTCAATAATTTCTCTACGTTGTGCAAGAGGCAATTGCATAAAGGGAGTGAAAGAAGCACTACCCAATACTACAATCTGTGTAAATGATTTATAGTTTAGTTTTAATATATTTTCTTCTAAGTATTGTTGATAGTCTCTAACACTGGCATCTTGATTAACTAATTTACCATCAACTTCAATTTCAAATACACTAGGGGCTATTCCTCTACGAATAACATATCCTTTACTACCAATTGTAAACTCAACTTCAACTAACGAGTTTTTCTTGTTAATTGAATTTACCAACTGAGGTTTAGATATATTACGAAAAGGTTTATTAAACAATGCAAAAGTAATTGCATCAAGCAAGGTTGATTTGCCTGAACCATTTTCACCCACAATAAGAGTACTAAAACTTTTGTCTAGTTTTATTTCTGTAAAGGCATTGCCCGTTGACAGAAAATTCTTCCATCGAATAGTCTTGAATTTAATCATCAGTTTATGCTACGTCCTGTGCTTCAACATATAGAGTTTGTAACATGTTTTTGAGTTTTTCTTTATCAACATTCAACTCAATACCGTCAACATATTCTTTAAGAAGTGTCATGGTGTCTTCTAAGTCTACATCTTCTCCTACATCATTATCTTCAAACTCAGATAAATCTTCAATGATTTTTAATTCAATAAGATTTTGCTGATAAAGATTATCAATAAACTTTTCAAACAAAGATATATTTGTTTTCTTAACTACTATAAGTCTCACACACTTTGACTGTAGATGCTCAAAAGGATAATTATTAAAAGCTGCAATGCTTCCGGGTTCAGAATCGTCATAATATAACTTAGCAAACATTTTATTCGGATTATCAACATATTCTATTTCCTGATTGTCGCAATTAAAAATAGCAAACCCTCTTGGATCATCATAATCAGCCCAGGTTATTTCATACGGGTTTCCCATATATGTAATATTGCCTCTAGTGTGGCGGTGATGAAAGTGACCACTAATAACCCGCTGAAAATTACTAAAAATACTAGGATCCATGCCATGAGGATTAGGGGTGCCACGATACATCTGATAGCCGAGGAATTCAAAATGACCAAAGCATACTGTTGCACTTGTGTTTTTAACTCTTTCCATGATTTCATTGTAATTTTCTGTGCAAATCCAAGGTAAAAAAAGTATTTTAGTCTTGCCCATGGTAATTTCTGTGGGACCTTCGTATATACTTATATTACTATATTCTCCCAATAGTAAATCAGGAGAATTTACATCATTAGTATTTTTAAAATAAGTATCATGATTACCTGGTATCATATGAATATCAATACCCAAATCTCTTGCTTTATCAAAAAAATACTCTTTGCAACTTCTCAGACTATTAAAATTAATATATTTACGCCTATCAAAAGTATCTCCTAAATCAAAGATAGTTTTAATACCGTGTTCTACCAGATAAGGAAAAAAAGTTTCATCATAAAACTTTTTGAAGAAATTATCAAATGGTACTGAATCACCTCTCGCGCCAAAGTGCAAGTCGGTTACTAGTGCAATTTTCATTAATAAGGACTGTATATGGCTGAGTTAGCACCATGTTCAGCACATTCTGCTTCAATACACCAACAACGATTCATACTCATATCCCTAACTAAATTATCAGCAAATTTCCAAGCATGATATGCAAACATTTCTGCACCCACACCATCAAATACACGAATTTCAGCAAGTCCTTTTTGTTCTAACTTATATAGAGTGTCTATTTCTGGGTCATTTGAATCAACTATAACTTTATGATCAAAATTATCTTGCAACCATTCCTTCAATTCTTTTAGTCCACCAAAATCCACTACCCAGTTTTTATCATCTAGTTTTGTAGAAGCAAATTTAAATTTGAATTTCAAACTATACCCATGTAAAAGATGACAGTGTGAATGGTCTGCTTTAGGTTGTCTGAATACTGCTGACAAACCAAGATTATGATCATATGTTTTTGTTGAATAATACATTTTCATTTCCTTTTAGTATTTTTGAACCAAATATTAAAACATTCATTGTTATCTTGTTTGTTATATTTTGGATATTGATAATTAACAATAGCATTACACACTAAATCAACACTTTCTTCAAAGTTATTATACAAATACTTACTATCATACAATTCAGGATATACTAGTCGATTGGGCAATACTGGCACACAACCAAGATAAGTAGCTTCAGCCACACCAAAACCAAAATTTTCTTGTAGTGCATAGCTTACTACTACTTTACTTCTGGCAAGTAAATCATAATATTGTTTTTTATTCAAATTTTGTTCTTGTGTTTTTATGAATAAGATTTCATTTCCCAATTTAGCCTTTACCTTACGTTCTAATTCATCAAACAACCAAGGTTGTTTTTCATCACACAGTCTACCATTAAATATTACAGTATTTTCTTTAACTTGTACATCTTTATATAGATTTAAACCATAATCATCTAATGGCAATCCAGTAACTACTAATTTTTGTTCTGATACTATTCTTTTTTTGAGAATATCTTTTTTGATAAATTCACTAGCTACAAAAATAGTATCACTAATATCAAAGATTATATCTTCAAAGTTTTTAGCCCATCTTTCCATATCACGAACAAAATCAGTATCAGTAAAACTACCAGCATGAATTATTCCAGTTATTTTTGGATTCACTTTACAAAAATAATTCATATAAGCTATACTTTCTAAACCTGGAAACCACAAATCACTGAAGAAAAACTGATCATCATCAGCGATTTCACCTCGTTCGTACATACTAGCTATTTCAGCCATTTGCAAAGATTTAAACTTAGTAGTAAACGGAGCATTCAAAAACATACCTTTCGGCAGCGATGGTGTTTTTAGGGTCGGGATTATTTTTACGTAGTCAATGCCATGTGATAATAGATACTTCTCTATATCACGATCCATATGAATCGTGTATCTACCATCAATGTGTTCGAGGGGTACATATATTAGTTTCATTATTTACAATCGCTCCGTTTTCATTATCTTCATACACTTCTACTTGCACATATCTATTCGGATAATTGACTTCAATATAATCTAACAAATCATCTGCTATCATTTCACAAGATTTATAGTCTACTTGCAAAATTACATCATTAAAAAGATTTTGAAGTTCACGTTTAAATAAAATAAATTCCACATCTCTATCATCATGCCATACTTGCAGTGTTACATAAAAATAAAATATATGACGATGTGGATATTGAAGAAACTCGACTTCTTTTGGTGCTAAGGGATAATTATGTATCCCTTCTTTTTGAAAACTAACTTTTATATATCTATTAGTTGTTGCCATTAAAACCACTCCGGTATACTACGATTCTTCCAAGTAGCAAATTTTCTTTTATCGCCACGGTAATAATTTCTGTATGATTCTACTACGCTACTGACTTTGTAAATGTCTGGCATTGCAGGTGTAGGCATCGTAAACTGATTTATACCAATTTTATTAGGTACATTACTTAGAAACGGTATAAGTTTTTCACACGCATGATTTTTACCATAGCGAAAAGTATATTCGCTCATTAGTTCTCGCCACAGAGAATACAACCATTCATAATTGTATTTTGATTGACGAACCCACACTGCTGATGGATGATTAATATGACTAGCCTTATACAAGTTGTTTTCCATAATATCAAGTTTCATACGATATCGCTTGATATTATGACCTTTTACTGTTTTACCTGCATAATATTCACCATCAAGAAAGCGATGTGCTGTGGACATCAACTGAGCATATTCTACAATCATTTTTACACAATGTTTGTCACAGTGCATTATAGCAGAAGGTTTTGTTTCTTGATGTAGGGCAAATATATTCATAATTAACTCATAACATTAGTGAATGTAGTCTCAAACTCCTCATTCAGAGTAGTCTCATCTGCAAAGTTGCCTCGGTTGTACACTGTGCAGATTTTACGAAACACTCTTTTGTTAAGACCTTCTTCTTCATGAATCTTCTTTGCAATTTCACGAATAAGTTCTCTTTCGGCTTGGGCTCTTGTCATTGCGTTTGAAACTTCTACGATTGCATTTCTAACTTTTTGTGTGTCCATTATATACTCCTGATTGAATTACTACATGATTATTAATACTATAGTTTAATATACACACATTTTTAGTGTTTGTCAAGATTAAATTAAACAAAAAATAACTCTAATGAGGGTTTTTCTTTAGGTGCTATGTGAGAAATACTCTTAGATTTTTTATTACGTTTAAAAATGGGTGACCATGTCTCAAACCATTTGTTAAAACTGTCAACATCCTTTATTTCAAACAATTGATTAACTGATTCTGGTGGATATTTAGTTTTAGCTAAATTAATCAGTTCTTGTTTATTACTCATCAAATTTTCAACTGCAAACATAAAGTTCTTAATACTTGAACAACATAAAGCAGTTCTACATTGATACCAAGTTGAAATTTCG